AGAAACTGTTGGTACTCTTGTATAACCAGAACCATCATCAGTTAATACAATCTTTTGGAGAATACCAGTTCTACCAAAGTTATCGATTCTCAAGGAAGCAGTAACACCTTGACCAACAAGTGTTAGTTCTGTGATATATCCAAGTTCCTTTACTTCATCATCAATAAACTCGATAGATGTATCAATATCTTCACCTTCGTACTGGAACAGTTCGCACTGAAGTTTGTATATGTAGTTTGTGCCTAGTTGGTAAAAAGGTTGTTCGTGTTCTACCCTCTTAACTTCAAACAATCTTTCTCCCAGTGGGAAGTAAACCAAATCACCTTCTCTTGGTCTGCTGTCAAGCAACATCTCAGTATCATCAACTTCAGCCATAAATGGTTGAATAAACTCTTCAAACCTTTCTTTGGAAAGAGTAAGAGTTACTTCATTTTGAAGATTGATTCCAAACTTTGTCATAATATCGGAACCAGGAGCATACCCTTCAAAGTTTTCTAGGTATGCCTCAATGGCAAAGTTATCATCAAACTTGGATGCTTCAATTTCCCTAATAATGTTATCTTGACCAAGAACTTTTCTTGGGATATAGTAAATGTCTATCCCATAAGTTCTTAAATGCTCATTGATCAGATCCTGAAGAAGGAACTGTTCATTAGCAGAGCCCTGTAGAAAGAATGGATTAAGTGCCATTATCCGATAAGATCAAGGGGAGGGATTTCGTACTCTGAGAGCATTCTCTTCTTAATATCCTCAAGTTCTTTTTCGGCATCATCGTAGATTTCTCTACCATTAAGTTCAATGCCACCAGGAAGTTTTGCTCCCTTGAACTTGATAAGATTCTGACCCCACTGTCTCTTGATTAAAGCAGTAAGATATAACTTTAAGAAAGAATCATTGTAAACATTAGTAAAATCATCAGGATCCATGATCCTGTAGCAGTCAAGAACAATATAGTCACCGACTACGGCACTTGCCCAGTCAATATCCATGTATAATCTATTCTGTCTCTTATTGAATCTGAGTTGCTTGTCAGTTGTCAGTAAGAAGTCAATGTCCTCAAGATAACTCTTAGTCATCGCATATGTAAGAAGACCCTGATATCCAAGGTCAAATGCAATGTCATTCAAGAACAACTGATATTTGACACTGAACATTCCATTAGAAATGGAACTAGAATCAAACTTGAATACCTTCTCAATACCGATTACGGAATCGGGAACCTGAATATAGTTTGCGTTTTCGTACCAGGTAAAAGATGGTCCAGCAGTGGATGTTGCGGTCTCACTAGTAATACCAGTCCCACCAGGACCAGCTCTTCCACGATCTTTATCCTCAGATGTGATCTGATACTTCAGGAAAGTTCTGGCAACACCATCAAAGTGTCTTTCGTGGAACAGTTGAAGAGCATCATCTACGGCATCATCAATCTGCTCATCAGCAACGTTGATCTCTAGAACTGGAGCTCCAAGTTTCCTAAGACAATAATCAATAAGTGATTGTCTACTATTCGGTTTTGCCATTAGAAGGAACCTCCGTCAAATACGTCTGTCCACACTGGAACACCAGATGCGTTGGTTGTGAGAAGATAGTTTGAAGTTGATGCTGCACTAGTTGTCGCACCACTGCTGACGATCAATCCGTCACCATTAAAGAATGCGATTCCATTAGGACCATTGTAATCACCAGAGTCATAGTAAATGCCATCAGTTGCCGAAAGGAATCCAACAACATTGACATGAGTGTTGATAGCAACGTTGCTGCCAATCTCAGAATCTAAGGTGAGAGCACCTGTCTTGCTATTTATTGTGTTACTGCTACCAGCACCAATCTCAATGTTAACGACAGTTGTGATGCCAGTAATCAGAGTCGTTCCTTCAACATGGAGCTTGGACTGAGCATCGTCAGTTCCAATACCAACACCAAACGAGTTATTACCAGTGATCCAGGCAGTGGATCCAGAACCGATAACAAGTTGTCCGTGACCCGTTGGATTCTTGACATCAGGAGTATCGGTGTCACCAGCAACGATAACAACGTTCTCACCACCAGTGGTAATAGAGTCACCTGCTCGATTACCGATTAAAAGGTTTCCAGATCCACTGGTAATTGAATTACCTGCTTCATATCCAAAAGCAATGTTATAATCACCTGTGGTGGTGGATTGCCCGAATAATGCTCTATAACCAAGAGCAATGTTGAAACTCGCATTTAAATCAGAGCTATACAATGCTTGATAACCAAGAGCAATGTTGTAGTCACCACCACCATCATGATCATACATTGTATATCCACCAATGGCAACGTTGTAGTCACCCTCCATGTCATAACCAGCCTGACGACCGATCATGATGGATCCAGTTGCACTTACGGATTGTTGACCAGCATTATCACCAATGGCAACAATATAATCAGTCTCAAAATTATATCCAGCCTGATAACCCAAAATAACGTTATAGTCACCAGCGTCAGAGAAGTATCCTGCCCTATAACCCATTATGACGTTGCCAGTCTGGTTGCCGTCAAGGTTGTATCCAACCTGATAACCCAGAGCAAGGTTATAACTACCACCCGTAATATTGCGGAGTGCCTCTCTACCAATGGAAATGTTTGAGAAACCAGAGGTCAATGCGTAAGACGCATACATACCAATCGCAACGTTCTCCTGACCCGAAACAAAGTTTCCACCTAAAGAGAACGCACCAAGAGCAACGTTGTTACTACCAGTGTTTGTATATCTACCTGCTTGATATCCAAGGAAGGTATTGTAATCACCAGTTAAGGTTTGTGCTTCACCAGCATATGCACCAATAATGGTGTTATAGAATGTACTTGTTGCTTGACGACCAGCATAGTAACCAAGATAAACGTTACCGTCACCACTTAAACCAGTTCCAGCAGCTTTGTATCCAATCAATACGTTTTGGTCAATACCAGAAGCATCTAAACCAGCCTCAGCACCAAGAGCAACGTTATAGTTACCAGAAGTACCACTACCGTCCATTGCCCTATCACCAATGGCAATGTTTGAGACACCAGATGTAATGGTCTTACCTGCAGAGTATCCCATCGCAATGTTATAATCACCAGTAGAAAGATCTACAAGTGAGAAGTTACCAATAGCAACGTTTCTAGTAGAGAAACTGTTAGATGTGGAAGATACTGCCTGATAACCAATGATAATGTTATCGTCAGAACCACTAAGGTCGTATCCAGCTTGATAACCAAGAACAATGTTTCTTTCTGACGAAGTATCTGCCGTCAGTCCAGATTCTTTACCACCATAGAAACTGTAGGCATCTGCATTAGAAGTTTCAATCCTTTCAAATGTACCAATGCCAGAAACATAAACATTCCCTTCAACATGAAGTCTTTGATCTGGAGCATCTGTTCCAACACCCAGTCTCTGAGTATTGGTAAGTCTCATTCCTTCAACACCATCAGTATTGAATCTGATAGTGCCGTCAGAACCAGTGTCGTCTAGAGCAATCGAAGTATCACCCTTCTGGAAGGCATCGATCTGAACGACGGATGCTGTCAGAATACCAGCAATATTGACATTACCAGTGATATTGACTTCACCAGAACCAGCAGGGTTGATGTTGAGATCACCAGAGAGAGTCTCAATACTGTTTCCAGAGATAGAGATGTTACCAAACTGACCACTGGTAGGAGTGATAACACTGCTGTTAGTGCCATCAGTAATCGTCAGAGAAGAAAGTGCCTGAAGACTGGTTACCTGGTTAGTGAAGGATACCGTTCCATTCTCTTGATCAACGAAGAATGCCTCACCGACTCTGAAGTCACCCTTATGGTCGATGCTGACATAGGAAACTTCACCATTGTTCAGTTCAGTAACTTCGTTTGCTTGAACGGCAAGGTTGGGATCGTTAGAGAAGTCTCCACCAGAACCAACAAAGTTGAAGTTGACGGCAAAGAGTCTCAGAGCAACACCGTCACCATCGGCAACAACACCCTTCTGACCATACTCAACGGCACAGCCGACCGAACGCATGTCAGCACCGAACTGACTGAAGTCGGCAAGAGTAAGTTTGGTTGCGGTTCCGATTCCACCACCAGCTTGCTCAATGCGAATGTCCTGATTGACGATGATGTCATCAGCAGTGGTGGTTACACCAGCAGAACCATTGAAGTGGAGGAGAACAGAGGTGTCTCTATCACCCAAGAGTTCTGCTACTGGAGCAGTGAAGTTGGATCTGTACTTACCTACACCTTTCTCAACTCTATACTCATCAATGTATCCCTTATAAGCACCTGTAGCACCGTCATATTCGGCACCAAGGACCATTGGCTTGGTGCTTCCATAGTCATTGCTATCCGAGTAGGTAGAACCCTCTTGTGTGCCGTCAATGAACAGTTTGGTATTGCTATCCGTTCTGGCAACGGCAACGTGATAGTAGGTGCCAGTGCTCAGTCCAGTGTTGCCCAGAATAGCAGTGGTGGTTCCTACCTGCAGACCGATGCTAGCACCAAGAGAAACGACGTTGATCGCAGTGTCGGAATCAGATCCATCTCTCAGGTCAAACAGAGTCTTCTTGCCAGTGATTTCATCTGGTCTAATGAAAAACTCAACAGTAAAATCACCAGTTCCAAATCCAAATCCACCAGACGTTTCGGCACTAATAGAATCGTTTGTACCGTCAAGATATAGTGCTGCTGTACCAAACTTGGGGAAGTTCGTGGAAAGCTGTGCGTCACCATTGAAGGTAACTGCCTGAGCAGATCTGTTTGACAGAACTTCAAATCCAGTGCTCTTACCTTGGATTCTGAAGTAAGTGGCATCGGCACTAGCAACAATACCAGTTGCCAGACCAGTTACACCGTCAGTATCAAAGTAGGTAACAGTGTTACCGACTCCAACGTCTGTCGTGAGACCAGTTGCTCTCAGTCTTGTCTTACCAGTAGAAGCAAAACCAACAGAACCAGACAGACCCTCAATACCAGTTGCGGCAAAGTAAGAGAAGCAGTTCAGGAACTCAACTCTGGCACCGTTAGTAAAGGAAAGTGCTTTGCTGTTTGGAACGATGAAGGTACATTCGTTAAACAGGAATCCTGCTTCCAGAGAATCACTAGTTACCTCAGAACCATCAATATAAGCACCACCACCAGCAATATAGAATGATGGTGGGGAATCGGCTGTATTGTATCCGTATGGATCATCGGCAGTGATATTGCTACCAAAGTTCAGAACGGTTACCCTCTGAACATAGGGAGATCTGGTTGTGATGGCAATACCAGGAGCATATTTAAATGCGTATCCTTTGTTGTTTGGAGTGTCAAAGTAGAGACCACCAACCGTCAGATCCTCAACAACGGTTCTGTCATTCATCAGGAAGCAGTCTTCCTGTTTCGTGGCAGTCGTGGGCATAACCTTCGTAGCACGAAGACCAGCACCCTTAACTGTCAGACCTCTGGGAACCGTCAGTGGGAACGTTTCCTCATAGACACCAGCACCGATATTCAGAACATCATTCTCACCGATGTTGCTGATTTGTGTCAGTGCGTATCCAATGTTTCTCCATGGTCTCTCTGGTCTGTCACCTTCATTATCGTTGCTTCCATTTTCGGAAACATAATAGGTGTTGCCAGGAGCAAACGACGTGGAGATATTTGCTTCTTGAGGATTCTGCCAGATTAACTTGCCACCAGAGATCGTCAGGATGGAGTTGGCAGCACCTACATTGTTGTTACTATCATAGATGGCAGTATCAACTCTTACAATCTCACCAGTAAGGGTTGTAGCACTGACAATGCCACTTCTGAAGGTGATTGCCGTTCCTACGGTCAGAGTGTCTGTAATCGTCGCATAGGTGCCAGTCAGAGACGTTACAAGACCCGTTGTGATCTTGGCATCAAGAACATCAAGGTTTTCTACATCCAGAGTTGGGATTGTAGAGATACCAGTCGTGATGAGATTGGCAATCGTGCCAACACCAGAAATGAACAGGTTACGTCCATTTACCTCATCATATACAACGTCACCAATGACGTTCAGATTACCAGCAATATAAACGTCATCTTGGAATGTTGCAATACCAGTTACGGTAGAGACACCAGTTACACTCAGATTTTGAACTGTAGCAACACCAGCAGTTACCTCTACTCCAAACTGATTAACCCTTAAAACATCATTATTATTATCATTACCAATGTATACAGTTCTTCCAGAATCTGCTTGAATCTTAATATCATCGCCACCAACGTTTACAATTTCACTGACATTGGAAGAACTATTTTGTCTAATGACCAATCCTGTTGGAGTATCACCACTGTACCCCAACATGATCCTGTCAAGATTTTGCATCTGGATTTCTCCAGACGAAAGAATCTTAGTTTGATTTCCACCAAAACTAGCAGTGCCAGTAAATGTTGAAACGCCAGATACTTGAATGTCTGTTGCAGCAAGACCAGTAATGTTTGCCGAATATGCATCAAAAGTTTCAGTGTCAAGAGTGGTAATTGTACCAAGACCACTGTTGAAGTTGGCAATAGTACCAACACCACTAATACTAAGATTTCTACCTCTTACTTCATCATATACAATATCACCCCTAACATTCAGGTTACCATCAACATATACGTCACTTTGGAAAGTGGCAATGCCAATGACAGTAGAAGCACCAGATACCTGAATATCAGTAAAGATACCAGAACCAAGAGTAAGATTAGTAACTGCAAGATTAGTTACATCAACAGTGGTGATAGTGGCAGCAGTACCAACAATATCGGTGATAATACCAGCAGTGATCTTGGCATTAACGATATCACCTTCTGTAGCATCAATCGTCGTGATGGTAGCAGCAGTACCAACAATGTCGGTGACTGCTAATCCAGTAATATTGACATCCTTAGCATCTAAGGTCTCGATGTCTACAGTTGCAACTGTGGCATAGGTGCCGACTAAAGATGTTACGAGACCTGCAGCGATATAAGCATTAGGTACATTAAAAGTGACACCAACAGACAGTGCTTGATTTACAGTGGCAACACCTGTTACTACTACCTGTCTGGCAGTGAATTCATCAAAGGTAATGTCACCAGTTACATCTAAGTCACCTTCAATATATACGTCATTCTTAAAAGTAGAAATACCAGAAACCGACAGTCCACTTCCTACTTGGATTCTGTCGATTAAAGAGTTAGAGTTTGCAGAAAGTACTTTTCTAGGTAACAGAACACCTTCCTGAGTCAAATCATCAGGAAGTCTCTCCATGTAGTATTGACCACCTACAGGATAAGGCAGTGTGTTTACACCAGCAGCACTACCAATGTAGAGTTTCCTGTAGGTGCCACCAACACCCAGATTATTAGTATCGTAAACGTATACTAGTTCACCGTCCGTTACACCTGTGCCTACTGGAGGTAAATCAGGTAAACCAATGCCAAATGTTCTTTTTAACTTAATTTGAGATGGCATTAGTAAACACCTCCATCAACGTTTAACTCAAGCACTGTAGAAGAATTAATCCACTTACCACTAGAACTTTGATAAACTAAAATCTGACCATTAACTTTATTAGAAATGTCAGTATCGGAAAGTGTCTCTAAAGAACCACCTCCTCCCCCACCACCAGTTGTCCCAGTAGTCAGTACCTTTACTGCTGGTTGTTGACCAACACGAACTTTTACTCTTGTCATTACCTGGTTACTCCTCCTCTAACAAGAACTGTTCCTTCAACTGCTCTTGTTTTAGTTCCACCAGTTTCAATAACTAGATCATAAACATATCTTCCAGGTTTTAATGTCGAAGTCAAAGTAGATCCCATAGAAACACTGATAACTCCAGTGGCAGGATCACTTACAGTTGTTTGAAACGGTGTGCTAGTTGTGGCAAGAAAATGTTTTCTCAAAGCAGCACTATGTGCATACCCAGTCAAATCCAAAGCACTGTCAGATGCAGCATCTGCCAATGTAAAAGATTGGTCAAAGGTTGCACCAATATTGATACTCAGATTTGATACGTATACGGCAGCCATTTAACGAAAGCACCCTATACAGGTATTTATCTACCTAATAAGTCATGAACTAATTTCTTCAGTTCAGCAACTTCATTCTGAAGACTTTCGACTTCTTCTTCAAGACTTTTCTTTTCTTCTTTTTCTTTTAATCTAAGATTTCTTTTACGGACATACTCTAAGTATGCCCGTCTATCAGTATTTACTATCGCACTAGTATTGGGATCACGATAGAGATTTTGATATCCCTCTACCTTTATCATGCCAGTGCGATCGTTCTAATGTCTCTGAAACTAGGAATCTTAGATTGATTTGTAGTGGTGCAAACAACTTTGATTACATAACCAGTGAACTGCTCAAGGTTATCGGCAGTAAACTGATACTCAAGGTAATCGTTGTTTGTCAGACTTGGTGGAACAATAACATCTGGGTGACCAGTGTTAGCAGCAATGTTGATTACTTCATCACCAAATCCATCACCATCAGTGTCAATCAGATTCTCATACCCAGGGAACAGTTCATAAGTCTGATCAATCTCACTTGAGTCTGCTCTTACTAACTTGTAGAGAACTCTGAAGTCTGCTTCAGCAGGTCTTGCAGCAGTCAACAGAACTCTCAAGGAAGTTGCTGGTTGCTGAAGATCAACTCTCTGGGAAATATAAATCGCAGAGTGAGGATCAGTATCATCACTATTGACTCTACCATCAGTTACAAAGTTTACACCTGGATTGTCGATTCTGTTGGAATACAACTCAAGATTGGAGGTATCAAGGTTAATGTAGGGGGAAACATAACTGCTCTCGGAGTTAAGTTGTACACCAAGAGTAAATGATTTACTACGTGGTAAATCTGTAGTTCTTGCATCTTCATTAACCTTAGATGCAATCAGTCTTGGTGTTCTAAGTTCATTGATTGTATTAATACCAACAGATTCATATCCTTGATCAAGGAAAGAAACTTCTGTTCCATTAATACTTGTTCCAGAAACAGTTCTAATAGATGCAGAAGCACTTGTCAGATCACCAGGTGTGGTAAGTTCAAAGTTTGGAGCAACGTAGTTGAACTGAATGTTCTGAGTTGCCTCAACCAGATTTCCACCAACTAAAGAGTTTGCATTAAAGGAAAGTTGTGGTTCTTGATTGGGTGTATCATCAGTGTTTCTGTTAGATCTATCGATCTGAATGTAGTATCCATCGATAGATCTCTCAACAGAACCCATATCGTGAGTCTTATTGATTCTTCTCAGAGAAACACCATTTAACTCATACTTAAGTGCCTGATCGTTTGTGTTATGAGCAATTGTCAGTGTGTTATCAACACCCCTTTCAAGAACACCTACACTTCCAACACCAACGGAATCATAAGCAATGATTTCATCGTTAAGGATTAGATATCCAGTGTTTGCAGCACCAACGGCAATGCCTTCAAATGTTGCCAGCCCAGTTGTGCTTCCAAGAGAGATGATAGTGTCATCTACCCCAAGATTGGCAGAAAGAAGATTGATTGGAGTATTTGGTCTAATCTTGGAAAGTGTTACCTTGTTGTTGTCGGCATACATTCCATGATTGTAGTGATCGACGAAGAACCAAGAACCATCTGTAGTTTCACCAGAAGTAGCTGTGCTGGACACAACATCGACACCAAGATATCCAATATTTCCACTATTGTCATAATAAGAAAGACCAGCACCAACTGTCATCTCCTCACCTTGAACATTAGTCAAATAAAGTGTATCGATACCCCAGAGACTATTGATAGTAATAACAGCACCGTCACCAAATCCACCCATATCAGCAGTGGTGAGTCCAACTGTATCACCGACGACATATCCAGAACCAGAAGAGGCAACAGAAACAGCAGTTACGTTGCTGATTCCAGATCCAACAGTGACATTCAGTTCTAGACCACTTCCATTGCTGTTAATATTAAAGGTAGAAACTGGGTTGGATGGTGTCCCATAACCACTTCCACCAGTAAAGATACCAGCACCACCAACAGCAAGAGGACCACCTTGCTGCTCAACAAATCCATAGTTATAAGATTTTGTTGCTGAGGTTACCTTTCTTCCAATAGAAGATGTAATAATTCCAGCAGCACCGTTAGAGAATGTTTCAATACCAACTGTCAGTTTTCTAGGGAATGTTTCAATAGGATCTTCACCAAGTCTTCTAGAACCACCATTACTGATATCAAGTTTTGGATTGTAGAAGTATGCTGTTCCGTTAGAAGAGGTGAAGTCAGCACGATACAGTTTGAAGGTCATGTCTTCATACTGAGAAGCACTCCAAATAGATCCGTTTTGAGATTTAAAGAGTGAACCCATAGAATACTGGGTGCTATAAACAACACCAGTAGCAGCAGGAAGTTGACTAGAGTTAATAGTCTTCTTACCCATCTCAGCAACCCAAACTTCGTACTGATCAGTATCAGCAAGAAGAACTATGCAGTATTCTAAGTTTGGTTCCAAATAGATTGGAGATGGGAACTTAATATTAGTTGCAATAGAAGCATTAGATGATGTTGTAATATCTCCTGGTTTTACAAGGACTCTAGCATCAGGAGAAACTAGAGTTGTAGTGGGAGTTCCCAACTCCATTGTACGAAGTTGAAGTTCTACGGGGATATTCCCAGGATCTTTATTTGCAAAATAAACGTCTACGGAAGTAATAAATGCACCCTCGTTTTCAACCAAGAAGGATTGTGCAAGGGGATCATAGAAGATAGCATTAACTCTTTGTCTTACGATAGTTCTGCCATTTGCAGTGTAGTTAGTTTCTGCTGTAGAAATCAGTTTGCTGCCTGGCAGTGGTTCAGCATTAGTAGCACTATTAGACAGTTTATATTCTTTAGTTCCAGTTGTGATTCTGACCGTTGGAGTTGGAGTTGCGTTTGGATTTCTCAAGAAGAAGCATCCGAGCAAATCACCACCATTGTCACTTACTAATCTAAGATCAGATACATCTGCCTGAGCACCACTATTAAGACCTTTCAGTCTAGCTCCAACCTCAAGTCTTCCAGAATAAGCACCCTGTGCTTGTGCTGCCATCGCAATAGTATCTACGTTAAGAACTGTAGATGCGAGGGAATATTGAGTAGGAAGTGTAGTTGTATTATCGTATGGATTAATAGTATATGCTACTTCGGGCAGAGAGAACGAACCACTCTTATGATCTGGTCTAGCAAGTCTAAATCTAATAATCTCTACACCATTGATAGATCCAACAACAGTTTCACCAACTTCAAAAACACCAGTCACATTGTTGACTTCAACAAGTTTTGGCACAAAATCAACAGCACCGTTTCCATCGAGGAATTGATAGTATCTTGTATATGGTTTGAGACCAACTGCAAAGAAGTGAACGTTTCTGGATCTCATGAACCTGTCTGCTCTATTCGACAGAGTTCTTACAACAGTTCCAGAAGTACCCCTTCTGCTTGGGTCAGCAATCATTACTGTACCACCACTTGGTGCCCAAATGTTTCTAACCCAGAAGTCTGACTTAGGAGTCAGTTCAACACTACCATTGAACAGAACTACGTTGAATGGGTTTACATTCTCTACCTTAGTAGCATGTGGTTGGTTCAGATACTCGGTTTCGTTGTACTTCAGAGTTACAAGTTTTCCAGTCTTCTGTACGTTTGAATCTAAAAGATCGTAGTTTACAGCAAGATCAAGTTCATTTTCTGGAACACTAGTTTCAGATGCAAGAAGACCAGTAAGTGTTGTAGCATCAAGGAATGGTCTCAGAACACCATCTTGAGGGAGCATCACCGATCTGGGATCAATGAAATCACCATTTCTAAAGTTATCCACAAAGAAACCAGACTTGAATCTAGAAAGACCTGTTGCGTCTTGGACTTGCAGTGATTGAGTTTCCAGTTCAAGAAGATTGAGGGAGGTTAACTCTTCGAGAGTTTCGATTCTATCCTCAAGTCTTCCAATATCACGCATTGTGTATCTTCTATTGTCTACACCTGTGATAGTGACTGTTTCAACATCATACAAATATGCGGGAATCTCAAGTGTTGCCAGAAGCATTACATCACCAACTTTCTCAGGTGCTTTTGGTGATCTGTCGGGAACACCTTCAACATAAACAAAGTTACCAAGTTTATCAAGATAGAGTCTATCAATTCTCGGTGCATAGAAAGTATATCCAATAATGGAACTTTCATTGGCAGCAAGAAGAAGTTTTGGTTGACTTGTAAATGTTCTTGATTTGAAATCAAAAGGTGATGCTGTTGCAGTAGATGGGTCAAAAACATCAACTCTTGGTCTAAAATCAAGAGTATCAGATGCTCTTTGCATATTGTTGCCAATAAATGGGATATCCTTGGCAAATCTGGCTGCATCGTAACTATCTACAGTGAAGATATCACCCTCATCATTGGATGGAACAGTGTAATGATCATACACGACATACAGTTTTCTGTTTGGTTCAGCATATCCATCGTTTCTAACCAAACGAGCATAGTCATAATATTGATTCTTCTGACCCTTGTTTAAGGTAAACCTTGTTGTAACATCTGTATATCTTCCAGGTGTAACAGAAGAGATTTGACCAATAACGTTGGATTCTTGGAAAAGTACATTTTCTTGAACGGCAAATCTATTCTCATTAAGATAAACAAAAGTAATTTGATTTGCTGCTTTTGTTACTACCTTAGCAACAGCACCAGAAGTAGAACCTACCAGATTTTCACCCAGGATAACACTGTCATTGATATCGGCATTAGTGAAGAAGTTCAGGGTGTCAAGAACTACCGAAGTTTCATCAAGAGACTGATAAACAGCAAAAACGTTAGCAACGTCAGGATAGTTCAGACAGATTTCTTTATCTTGAACTCTAAGACCATAGTATGGACTCTTAGTTAGACCGTCATTGACACTATTGTTTCCGTTAGTACCAGAACTACTGTACTTAGATCTGGTTACTTCCAGAGTTCTTACTCTGTTATAAACCTTTTGCTTATTTTGTACAGAAGTCTTTCTAACAGTTGCAGTGACAACAATATTAGATTGACTTGCTCTGAGACCATTGATAGTTACTACATTGGAAGAAATGGATACTTGATCATCACGAAGTGGCTCAACATATCCATCACTATAGATGACAGAGTATCTCTCTTCATCAAATGCTTCGAAGAGAATATCGGTCAATCCAGTAACATCAGAAGCAGATAATGACAATACTCCACTGGAGTTAGTTGTTTTTCCTGTTACCTGAACAACTGCTTTCAGGTCAGATCCAGTAAAATCAACGGTTGCAATATTTCCATCATCGAGAGGAGCATAGAGGAATCCTTGTTCCTCATCTCTAATCTTTGCTCTACCCCTCTTAAATTGAACAGTAGTAGAAGAACTTGGAAGTTCTCCATTACATACACCATCAACACTAGTAAGAGCAGCCAGAGTCATTACAAGACCATCTGCAGTGATAGAACTTACTCTATTAAATGTTGCTGTAGAGAAACCAGGTCTCTGATACTTAACGATGTCACCAACTTTAAAGTTAATGAAGTTATTTCCAGCAGAAGTAGTTACACCTGCATTGTTAATAGTGATAGTATCGGCAACACTGAATCCAGTAGGAACAACAAAATCTAAACTAGTGTCTGCTCTAAAGTCGGTACTATATCCAGACAAAGCACTGCTGTCTTGGAACACCATTTTGATGTCACCAGCACCATACTGCTTGACATTGTTGACAGTTCTTGGTGTTGTAGAAATACCATTAATACTTACAGATTCACCTTGAATAAAAGATCCAGCAGTTTGTCTCAAATAAACTTGAGATGATCCAGAACCAACTGTTGTAGCATATCCAGTCGCACCACTGCTCAGACCTCTGATAAAAGCAGTATCTGGCAATTGACCAGCACTAACAGTAGAGTTCAGCTCAAGTCTGGTGTATGTTTGAATATCATATAAGTAGCAATCATAAATTGTAGAGTTTGTAAGTGCAATACTTACTTGAGACTCTGGTTTTACACTGTAAACTCTTGCTTCACCGATTTGAGTTCCAGAAGGTGTTCCACTGCTAGTTTTTCTCTGATCATAAAGTTGTACAGCATCCTTGAACTTAGGGATACCACTTACATGATTTAATTTAACGAGATTACCCATCTCGAAGTCAACAGAAGATGCTAAAACTTCTTTTGTCTGTCTGGTTTTGTTAACATCAAGAATAGTAGTTCCATTCTTCTCTACATCGTAACCCTTAACGTAAGCAAGACCAGGACCAATCTTGAGACATGCTAAATCATCACTAGGAATGTTTCCTTGGGATGTGGATTGATTGCCAAAATACAATCCATCATTACCGAGTCTATCATTAAGGGAGTTGAAGATAGAATATTCAAAATCCTCTACAGAATAATCACCAGATTCATCATACGTTCTCTTTGCAAGATAATCACGGATGATGCTGTATTCTGTGCTCTTTACAATCTTTCTGATTTGACCATTTTCAACTCTGAGCAACTCAATAAAGTTGACATCAGTTGTATCAGCAATAGTCTTCTTACCAAGTACAAGTTGAATCTTCAGTCTATCGGCACCAGGTGCAGTATAGTTAGAGAATCCTTTTGCATTGTCATATAAAGAAGCATCGTCTTTTGCTGTAGCAATAGTTTCAGAAATGACTAAACCAACTCTATAAGATGGTTGGTTAGAATATTGATCAAGAAGAATAGTTTGTTTTGCAACAGTTACAAATGTTCCCCTAAGGAACATGATGCCAGCACCAATATGAGCTGCAGATGCAATAGAGTTTGCATTTTCTGCAATACATGTTGCAAAAGTATTTCCAGCAGGGATTGTAGTATTTCCGTAATCTACTGCTTCTAAAGTTTCTAGATTTTCACCATCTGTGAAAGATGCGAATGTGTTACCAGTTCCAGAATCAATAAACTTTACATAAAGAGTTATATTATTTCTTTCAGACTGAGTTTGAGACAAAACATACTGAACTTGTGCAGTAACACCAGACTCTTGTCCGATGATTCGTTTGCCTACAAAGTTATTGATGTATACACTTACATTTGTTCCAAGGTGCGTTGCATTAATCTCAACCGCATAATATTGATCGTCATATACTACGTTGCCAGGAACAACAATAGAACCTTCTTTGAAAATGTGACTACCAAAACTTTCTAGTTGATTTTGTAAAATCGACTGAAGGGTTGTTAGTTCTCTAGCCTGGATAGGGAATCCAGGTTTAAACAGCACACGATAATAATCCTTAGCAGGATCAAAATCATCGTAGTAAGGATTGACGTTGAGATTAGTCTGCTGTGGCATTTTATTAGAACTCTAATACGATTTTAACGTCTTCCTTCTGTCTCTCGTTTCTAGTTACAGAAGGTCTATTGTCAAGGTAGATGATTTCCCCTTTCCTCTTATTTATTTCTGGATTTGAAAGACCATCTGTGAAGTTAACACCAAGGTTAACTACTCTTCCATTAGAAAGGGTGGTAGTCACTCCACTAAAGTTTTGATCAACGTTTACACTGAAAGATCCACCAACTTTCTCAATAGCATTAGAGCTAGATGTAAACTGGATGATTGGTGATCTGGATCTAACATCAATAGAATCGGTTTCATCACCAGTGGAAACATTATAATAAAGACTTCTATCTTGGTAATACTTAATGATCTTGGTTTCAGTATCGTAAGAAGCAACGGTTCCTTTGGCAGTAGATCCAACACCAACAGTTTGTTGAATAGTGTCTCCTATGACCAAATCCTGTGCGGCACTCTGCGTTTCGTATTTGATTGCGTAGAGAGAAGAGAACTGGTTATCGGTAAATACTGTGTCAGAATTCAGAATAGTTGGATTCTTTACGATTCCGACTTGAGCAAATACTGTGTCATCAGCAAAGTCATACGAAGAGTTATCAAATCTAGCATACATCAAAACTTTATCTGCACCAAGTTCCTTGTAAATATTGTACCCATGACCCTTAGATGGTGGAATGATGGGTGTCAGTCGTGCAAAAGCAGATGTTGCAGTTTGAATACCAGAGTTCTCACTTGAAAGATCAACTCTACCAAAAGAATATCCAGAACCACCAGATGTTACCTGTGTTTCAATAATCTGACCAAGAGAGTTTGTTGTGATTCTTACTTTTCCACCCTGACCGTCACCAAGGATTGGGAACTCTTTAGCAGTAAACTGTGGATATCCAATGCCAGGTTCATCAATAGCAACTACTTTGATTTGGTTGTTATTAACTTCAGAGTTCGCATTGTCTCTAACAGCCTGGATACCAGTGCTTGTAGTTGTCAACCAGTCATTTGGTACAGTAATATATTCTGTAGAGTCAAATTTTACAATGTCACTTGGATTGATTGTATAAAGATACTTCCAAAGATACCCGTCACCACTAGTTCCAGCTCTACTTGGTTCAACATCAGTAAATGATGGTTCGTCAAGAGAAGCTCCTGGAGTTGTTGAGATTCCAGTTGCAGTTCCATTATCAAGACAAATATAAACACGAAACTCACTGTTTACGACATAATAATTTGAGTCGTAAAGTCTGTTTGAGTTTGTTACCTGAGATGGATTTGTGGGACTAACATCATGTCTGTAATAATCATAGGTAGAACCCTGAACCCAGTTAACTTTTCTTACAAGCCTTCTTGTGTTAGAAGAGTTGATACGTTTGCCAAAAAGCATAGTATCATAAACATGATTCGAATAGTTAAAGTTATCAACTGGGAATGGTGGTCCACCAGTGTCATTCCAAGTGGATGTTCTACCATATCCAGATCCTGTAGGATTGGATAAACTCATAAAAGCATAATAAGAATTTGCTGTATTTGCGACAGATGCCACAAAGTTTTCAGCATTCAAAATCCTAAATTGATCTGTAATAATCGCAGACATTATTAGCCTTTTGTTTTTTCTGTATTTATAAGGTGATTTTTACTGTTTGCTTAAAGCACCAGTAGATCTGAGACCAGTAGACCTTCTTTGGAAGGTTGGATATGTAGTCATTCCAACTTCAAACTGATTTCCATCAACAGATATAGAGACTGGATCATCAGAACGAGTGATTCCAGAAATTCTACCCCAACTGATTCTTCCACATGGCTCATAGTATGTTCCAGTTGTTGCAACTCCAACAATGTTAGTTGCAGGGTCTACCTGACAAGTGAGAATACCGACGGTTCCAGAATACTGAGTGTAGTATGCTTCGTAGATGTTATCTAACTTGTCAGTAGAAACACCGATCACATTTGTCGTTCCAATGCCAACAGAAGTAGCAGATCCAACTAAAGTGGTAAGACCTGTGCCAACCCCAGTATCAAATACAAGAACTCTATATCCTTGTACAAGTTGTTGTCTTTCTACAAGAGTAGGAACATCTTGGAGATCAAGTTGGAAGGTTAATCCCAAACCTTCTGGTGGAATACTGAAGTGATACTGGGATCCAATTCCAGAAGAGTTAAGAACATAAGCTCTTTCACCATCTTGTTTGATTGTCAGAGAAATACTTGCTCCAGCACCAACAGTTAATGTGGAGGTTGCGGCAACAGATACCGTTGTTACGGCAAATCCAGGAGATAAAGTATATTCAATGAATTTTTGACTATCACCACCAAGAACA